ACATCAACTGATGCAACGCGACTGCGTGTATCCTTTCCTCCAAAAGTTACTTCATCGGCAGCCGCCTCCTCTCCAAAGGTGAGGAGTTCCTCAGTGATTTGCCCACTTTGTCTTACGATGTCAATGGGCAGTGGAGGGTAATATACCGTACCCCCCTGTCGGTTTGTTTTAGTTTGCGAGTCATCCGACTCTTGCTGTAAGTTATTCACAACAGCCATGTGATAAATATCATTATAATTTTGTAAAGAACGAGTCCTAACCGAACCAGGCTTGTGTGGTATTCCAAAATTCTCTAGTACTGTGCGTCAGCTTTCGTAGGATACCACTAGTATTCAGCTGCGTAATCTCCAGTCCCGAGTTGGCGTCTCTCCATGTTTGTAAGTGGTCATCAAAAGAAACATCAAGAAGCAAACAAAGATGCGCAATATCCGCCTCAATTGCAATCTCTGTAATATGTTTCCTGAACTTCTCAAATTCCCTCCTACCGTGAAATTTCATTTCACTCAAGGCTCCATCGATATTCTGAGCAACTAGAGCTTGTAAGCTCATGTGCTTAGTTGGCAATACACATGAAAGACTTTTGTATATGCTTTTCTTATTCAATGGAGCCACGTAACACCTGAATTCCTTTTCGTACACAAATGTGCGCTTGAGGAATTCAAGTTCTTCAAATTTCAAAAAGCGTACTGATCTATCATCCTTAAAGCAATTGGTAAATCTAACTCCGTACCTACCTAGTGCTTGAATAAAGTTTGTGACATTCAAGATCTCATACCCTTTACGAACTTTACCTATCAAATCATCACCGAAAAACTGAGCCTTTACAATAGAACTAAAAGGCGTTTTAACGAATTTGTTGGGATCTCGCAATATTTCTAACGTTCCTATGCGTAAATACAAAGCATTAACAATACTACCAAGAATGGATGTAACGTTTACTCCAGACAGTAATATTCCTATCGCTTGTATCAGATCTCCATTCATATCAATGATTGAATTGACAAGTTCTTCTCGTAATGTGTACATCGCTCGAATATCTCCTGATGAATAATTCCCAGTCCACTTGCTGATATCTATCAATATATTTATCGCCTCTATTAAGATCTGAG